TTGACCAAGTTTTAAGGTAAGCATACGAAACGCACCTTTAACAAGTTGTGATTTGGTCATGTCACGAACTTGTTTATCATTCAATGCATCAGTAATCTCTTTCTCTGTAGAAAGCATACCTAAAGAATCTAAAACAAACATACAAGGTTTGCGATTCTCTTCATCTGTTTTCAAGTATATATCTACTGCTTTGAGTGCCTTACTTCGGAACTCTTCTATGGTAACGACATTGACAACAACAAGTCTGTTTTGATCAATTCCACGAGATGCAAGTAATCCCTTGGTGATTGCAGCTTCAGTATCAAAATAGAGGCAATACCCATCAGGATTAGTGTCCAGAAAGTTCTTGACAATAGCAAGGGAAAAATAAGTTTTTCCAGTAGAAGTCTCACCAGCAATGGCAGTGATCTTATTACTAGAAACGCCACCATAAACGGAACCAGAAACAACTGCATTAAAGATATAACTTCCTGTATCAATGAATCTTTCTGTTTCATCTATATCTGCTGCGATTTGTGTGTACTCGTCACCAATCTCTTTTACTATTTCTTTGAGAAAATCCATTATCTTTCTATCTTATGATAAACTTCAACATACGATTCACACTTAGGGCATGATAAGTTCGTAACTATATCATACTCCATATCTTCGTAATCGTCAAGGTCATGGTCTCCACCCCAAATCAATTCAGTGCCACAGTGCCAACAATTCATATTCCTAATAATTTACGTTGTCTTTCAAAATACCCTTTCAATATCCATGAACTACTGTTCATTTTATCATCACCACCAATACCAAATTCAAATTGCACTCGTGGATCTTCACCATATAAATCAGTTTCTGGTGTATTAGATTTACCTCTGTCACCTCCATTGCAGAAAACAACTGTCTCTGCAATCTCTAAACATTTTGCTATTGCACCACACGCAGAACCTTTATCATCATCTGGCACAGTAATTACTGCATCAACCATATCTAAGTGACGAATGATCTCTGCACGCTCAACCCAAGATTGAAAGTATTGACCTTTCTTGTTTTTTAACCACTGCTCAGTATTGATACCAACTACAAGGTAATCAGAAAAATCTTTTGCTCTTGTAAAGTATGATATATGTCCACTGTGTATTGGATCAAATCCACCAGTAACAAGACTTAATTTTTTAAAAAACATTATGCTACATAACCATATTTTTCACGGAGTATTTTTTTATAAGGTTTACCATCTTCAACCAAACCTTTTACTAATCTTAACTTCCGACATAATTCTGTATCAACGTCTGATACAGATTCAATAATAACATCAAGTTCATCTAAATCAATAGGTAAATCCATTAGGTAAAAAATAATTCTAGGTTTACAGTTTTTTCGACATTCCAACCAATCGCATCAAGAATTGCTTTGAGTGGTTCAACAAAACTCTTCTCGAATTGTAGGTCATAATCTATGTACTTGTCAAGTCCAATTTCAGTTGGAAAGTCTTGGATAAAAGAAATTACATTCTCTTGTATTACATTTGGTCTTTTAAGATAAAGAAACTTAACTTTTTCTCCATTACCAATAAGTGAATATTTATTATCCAACTTTTTCTGCTTTATATAATGATTGAATAATAATGCACCACGAATATGTATAGGTGTTCCTTTTGCATATATTGTAGACGATGCTTTATATTTTTGCACATTTGATGCAGTGCGAGGAAAAGCAATCTCTTCTGGTGGAAGTGTCTTGAATTTCGCACGACAATCATCAATAAAATGAATTACATCCTCTTCTGTTCCGTTCATCATTATCTTCAATCCATCCTTAATCATTGTGCGACAAGGTGCAGGAGTTGATGACTTCACTGCTTCAATACCCATCATCTTTAATTTGGGTTCTTCATATCTTACACCTTCACTATCCCATACGTTTAGAATATATCTTTTCTTTGCTGTCCAGATGCCACGGTCTGCGATATTCTCTCGCTTCATAAACATCTTTTGGTCGTAAGCATTTACGTATTTGGCCAACGTTTCATAAGAACTCGTAATATACTTTTCAAGTTCCATCTCACACACCTTGTTAAGGAACGAGCAAATGCTCGCACCATCCTTCTCTCTACCTTTGTATATGACCTCCACCAGAGGACCAAGGTTAAGGTAGATACTATCAGTATCACTAGCAATGACATAATCTTCACCCTCCGTTTTCAATATTTTGTTGAGATAGTTGTTCATGCGATTTTCAATCCATCGAATTGAAACCTGCCCTGATAAGGTAATTGCTTCCGCATTTGCTAATTTATAATATCGGAAGTATTGATTACCAATCGCACCATAGGCAGAGTTAAGAGAAATCTTCTTTGCCATCTGGATATTATTGCACCTTGCGATTTCTTTTGTAAGTTCGACACTAGGAGATTTTTCATATTTCTTCTTTGCAGTAATCATTCTCTTCTTGAAGATGACTCTTTCATTGTACATCTTTTCCATCAACTCTGGTAAGAACCCACGAACATCCTTACGGAACATTGCACCATTTGCACAGATTGCATTGTCCTTATACATCTCAAATGTAAGTTCCTCATTGAGTATCTTGTCAACTGTTACTGATGGATGTTTTACATCTAAAAGAGTTTCGGGTGAAATATTATATTGCATTATCAAATGCGGATATAGACTATTCAAGTCAAAAGATACCACCCAATCATACTTGCCAGGTATCGGTTCTTTTACATATGCACCTGCATACTTTTCTACTTTATCAGATCTTTCTTTTGGTGGTATAACAATATTTCTTTTTTTCAAATAATTGTAGATAATTGTGTCCCACATTCTTACTTGATAGAATACATCTTCATAGTTGACCTTTGCATCATAAGCCATTGTCAAGGCAAGTTCAATCAACTTCATCTTGTCTTCCAATCTGTCAACAAGTTCAACGTCAATAATGTTGTATTCTACAAACTTCTGCCAACCTTTTGTGTAGAAGTCTTTGAATGTATCAAACTCTGAGTGGTCAAGTTTCTTCTGTCCGAGTTCAACACTTGCAATATAATCTAAACGATATGATTCTTGTGCTTTATAAGTAAACTTCTTATATAAATCAAGATAATCTAACTGAGATACTCCACCGATGTCATATGAAATATGTTTGCGACCTGCAATAAAAGTTTCACACTCTGTCACCAGACCCCAAGGTGACATTCTCTTCATTAGTTTGCCACCAAGAACACGTTCTAATCTACGACAAACATATGGAATATCATACAACTTACTATTCCAACCTGTAATAACTTCTGGTGTATTATCTTCAATCATCCACCAGTTTATGAATGCATTTAGAAGTTCATACTCTGAACTGAATGACTTGTAAATTACATTCTTCTGTTTATTATTGAAGTCACCAACACCCCAAGTAATTATTTGTTTTGTAGTGTAATCTTGAATTGATATGAGAAGTATTTCTTCTGCAGCAGATTCTACATCAGGGAAACCATTCTCTGACTTCACCTCAATATCAAGTGTAATTAATTTAATTTTTTCAATATCGAACTTTAATTCTGTTTCTGGATACTTGTCCGATATGTATTGGTATATAAATCTCTCATTTCCATATACATCAAAGTTTTCAATATCTGCATACTTTTTTATAAACTCACGACAATCACGCACACTACCAGGTTTGATAGGTTCAACAACATCTCCTGTCAGTGTTTTATATTTACTTTTTCTTTTGGAGTTGACAAAAAGAGTTGGATAAAACTTTTCACGAGTTGTGAAGTGTTTACCATCTTCATAACCACGAACTAAGAAGTTATCTCCAACCATTTGAACGTTGGTGTAAAACCTCATTCTTCAATCAAATTTAGATATTGTTCTAATAGTGTAGGTGTTGGCACCGCTAATGTCAAGATTTTATCAGAACCCATCATAAAAGTAGTTTCTCTTGTGAGATCCATCATAAAGGGTTCAAGTATAGTTTTTCCTGTTTCAGTATTAATTACAAAAGGTTTTGTTAATTTACAATCTGGTTGACCAATATCTTCTGCCACAACTTCATCAACCTGACTAATAATATAATGATTATTCGTCAGTGCTATTACTCTCACTTCCATTTACTTTCTCCGAATACATTTCCTTAATACTATCTATTGGTTCGACCAATGTTATCACATGATTACCAGGTATAACAATATCTTTATCTTCAGTAAGCAATACCCAAGGTGTCAATGTAATTTGAACAGACTTATCATCATCCAAATTTTCAACAAGAAAAGGTTGGTCAATAATAACTCTATGAGGATATCTTAGCATATATCCAACAGGTTTTCCATCATCAACTAACTCTTTAATTTCTGATATTACTTGTTCTTTACTACTCAGAATTGCCAGTTTAACAGCCATAATAATAAAAAATAATTAAAAGGTAGATTCCTATCGCCGCTTATGCTGAACCTACCAAAGGGCATAACCGCAGTTGAGAGTATTATGGGGTGAAAACTAATAAAAGTTTTTCAGTATGAATACTAACATCAACATAAACATTATAGCATAAAAAAAGGGTTCGTCAAGAACCCTGAGTATTATACGGTGAAAACTAACTGAGTATTAGACTGTGAAAACTAACAAGAGTTTTTTCCATTGAATACTAACTGAGTTTTATATCCTGGATACTAACTATTTTTAGTATATCATAGATAATCTTTTCTTGCATGATGCTCTGGAATTATTTTACCCAAGTTAACGGTAAGGAGTCCATCCTTAAATTGGACATCCCTGACTTTAACATCATCTGAGAGTTGCCAGGCTCTGTTGAAAGATCTCTGAGCCAGTCCTTTATGGACATACTCGGATTCTGTCTCTTTAGTTTCTTTCTTTCCTTCGATGATAAGTTTTCCATATTCAGTGTAAACCTTTAGATCTTTTTTACTAAATCCTGCAAGAGCAATCTCTAACACAGATTCAACATTATTTACATGAATAAGATTGTAGGGTGGATAGTTTGATGAATAATCGTCATTAAAAAATCGGTCAAGGTAATCATCCATACCTATGCCGTTTCTGTTGATTATTTTCATCAACTCTGGTAAGTTTGCAGAGTGATAGCGTTGTAGTGCTGTCATAGTTGTTCTCCTTTAAAAGCGAGTATAAAATGTGAACCCTTTCGGCATTCAATACTAATTATACTTTAAACCAGTTGCAAACGTGGAGGAGAACCGATTAACATAAGTTCGGGTGTCTTCCCAACTCTTAACATGGTACGTAAAACCCAACCTTTCTTTTACTGCTCTTGCCAAAGGATAATCATTCTGTCCCTCTTCCATCATGTCCCCAAAGAAATGAAGTTCATCATCAAAATTAAAAAATTTAATTATCTGACTCTTATCACTATCAGATATATCAAGTCCTGTCTGTCCTCCTATCTGAACATTTAAGTCAGGAAAATTATCGTTTAATCTTGCAAGAATATCTTTTCTTTCATTTGTATTAATATCCCACTTTACATATTCATCTCTTCCGTCCATACTACCTTCACCTCTGCCCAGAATACTAAAGTTTATTCCACCAGGTCGATGTTCGATATGATTTCCTGTTCTGATTGGGAAGTTACTATAGTCTAATTCATCATTTAAAAATGATATGAGTTCATCAGATGGTTTCCAATTTGATCTGTATACACTATTGTGACCATCATAGATGTCAGAACCAGAACAATTGAATACTCTTTTACATCTGTTGTAAATATCCAATCCAACCTGCTCAATAGTTTTTGCTCTATCACTTCCTGTAACTAAGTAAGTATCAAACTTACAACAAAATATTAGAAACTCCGCAGAGAATCCCATATCCATTTGTTTACGACTCGGTGTTAGAGTTCCATCAACATCAAAAATAAATTTTTTCATTCCCAATACTCATCCAATACTTCAAGTACATTAGTTAAGATTCTATTTGCAGCTCCTCTCTGTCTGTCATCCCATTCTGGATACCATGTTTTTTCGTAGAGACCAGTTTTCATTCGCATGATTTTACCAGTCATTACAACTTTGTTAAGTCTACCGTTCATAATACTTTTGCAATTGTGATCGCAAAAGAAAAAATTACTCAGCCTCTTCTACTTTTTTCTTTTTGCTACCTATATTATACTTTGTTTCAAGTATCCAGTCACCTTTGTCTTTATATGCTAATACTTTGATTTGATTTAAGGGTGCAATATCTTTGATTGTTTCGACATTTACAATACTTATTAGACCCCAATCAGCAAGAAGTTGAGCAATACGATTCCGACGCTGAACATCGTTAATAGTAAGGTTAGCGTGTTTACCATCTAGAGCAAATAATTCCTTGAAATGAACAAGATAGTATCTTCCTTGTTTGTGTAATATATGGCATGATTGATATATCTTTTTTTCCTTACGAGATGCGACTCCTATACGAGTAAGTGTCTCACGAACTTTTAAAAAATCATCGGGTTCACCAAGAACCACTTCGACCATTTTATCAGGTGCCCATGTTACCTCTGGGACTTGCACCACACTCATTTTGTTCCTCCAGTTTCAAACTTCGATTTAATGAAAGCAAGTTGTTCTTTAGTTAAAATAGTCAACGCTTGCTTTGCTTTTTCATTACTATAACCATAGTAACGTTTTACATAATCAATATCTTTAATCGTATCTTTACGGAGCCAAGGAGAGAATCTCTTCTTAGTTCTGAGGATATTTATAAAAAAGTCATATTGCATCTTCTTTGGTAAGAAGTTATACATATTCATCTCATTTGCAAACATAATTGCATCAAGATGACCAGAGAAACAACGATTAATTATATAAGGAGGATACTCTTTTTCAATAGATGGATCTTCATCAATTAAATTCTTTTTTGTTACATTTATAGAGTTTAACCAATCTTTAAGTTCCATCAGATACATCATCAAAGTAAGTTGAACAAGAGCATACAAGATTGCGATCACCATATACATTATCAATTCTTGATACTGCTGGCCAGAACTTATTGCTCTGTTTCACAGGATATGCTGCTTGCTCACGAGTATAATTATACACCCATTCATCAGAACTGACAACCCTTGCAGTGTGAGGTGCGTTTTTCAAGATATCTTTATCTGTGTAGATTTCTCTTCTTATCATTTCCATTGCTTTTACAAATCTCTTCAGTTCATCCAGTGATTCACTTTCAGTCGGTTCAACCATCATCGTGTTTGTAACTGGCCACGATAATGTAGGAGCATGAAAACCATAATCCATCAATCTCTTTGCAACATCTTCTGCTGTAACTGGTAGAGTTCGACAATCAAAGATACATTCATGAGCAACACGACCATTCTCTGCTTTATATAAAACTTTGAATGATGTATCAATCTCATTTGCTAACCAGTTTGCAGACAACAATGATATCTCACTTGCTTTTCTTAATCCTTCTCCACCCATCATACGAATATACATCCAACTGATAGGAAGAATACTTGCACTACCAAACTCTGCTGATGATACTCTCTTATCCATATACGGTATCAAGTGTGCCGCCACTCCAATCGGACCTACACCAGGACCTCCACCACCATGTGGAATGCAGAATGTTTTATGTAAATTAAGATGACATACATCCGCACCATAATTGCCTGGTTTTGCAAGTCCAACCTGTGCATTCATATTTGCACCATCGAGATATACCTGACCACCATTTTCATGCACGATTCTACAGATGTCTTTAATCGTAGGTTCAAATACACCATGAGTAGATGGATAAGTAACCATAATACAAGATAGTTCAAATGTATTCATGATTGCTTTCTTCTCTAAATCTTTCAAATCAATATTTCCATCTTCATCACAATTTACAGGAACTATCTTCATACCTGCCATGA